CGTAGGATTAAACTTGAAAAAGGCAATGTTGCGACAGACTGGAGTCTAGCTCTCGAAGATATAGAAGGACAGCTTTCAACAGTTGAATCCAACTTCAGACAGCGTGCTGATTCGCTAGATGCTGGTGTGAGAAGTTTGACTGAAGGCCTCAGAACCAAAGCGGATATCAGCGCACTCAACGTGACTGCTGAGAACATTAGTCAGTCTGTGAAGAGTCTTGAGACAGACACGCAGAACAAGCTGGACCAGAAATTGAGCATGGCTGAATTTGAGGTGCAGGCTGGCTCTATCCGTCAAGAAATCCTGAACGCAACCAAGGACAAGGCAGACAAGACCTTGGTTGTGGCTGAAGCTGGGAAATTGCGAGAAGAATTTTCAAACTTACGGGTCGGTGGTAGAAATTACTATCGAGACTCTGAGAAGATTCGCACAAGTACGCGTTTCTTTTCGTTTCCTTTGCATCCATATCTTTCACAAGAAAATGTCGGGGAGACTTGGACTTTATCATTTGATCTAAAAATTAACGAAGGGGGCGAGATTCGTCCTCTACATTTTTATCATTACCAAAGCAACAGGTTCGGTCTTAAAGCTAGTGCAGATATCACTCCAAGCAAGGACTGGCAACGTTTCACATTCACGGGTCCAGTTATCTTTCCGAACGACG